TTAGCATCTCTGCTTGTAGCATTGCTTCATCCATATTGTTAGTAACCTTTGTAGGGTCTAAATCCATAGACTTTGCAATCTCACGAACTATGTAATTAAATTTAGCAAAAGGTGCAAGAGCAGGATTAGATGCAACTTGTAAGAATTGCATTAATCTTTGTGACCTAACTTCGTTAGCCATGAGACTTTCTGTACCACGAGCTATAACTTCTAAGTCACCTTTTATTTCAGGATTAAAATTAAATTGCATATTAAATCTAAACAATCCTTCACCTAATGGTTTAAGTAAATAATCATCTACATTTTTAATTACAGTTTTAATACTTCCTGATGCTGCACCCATAAGCATGGATATACCTGCAGCAGTTCTGCCTACACCTGATACACCTGTTTGACCATGAGCAAATGATGGCATACCTGTACTCTCATCTGCCAACTGTCTTGCTTTGTCAAACAGTTGCATATTCTCATTCGATACGTTTGGAAACTTTGTACCAAATATAGCTTGACCCGGTGCTCCACCTTGTCTTCTAAATATCTTTCCCGGATATACAGACAAATCTTGACCCGGAACTAAATTAGTTTCATCTACTTCTATTAATAGGTTTCCTGACAATACTGCATTATCTACTGCCATTCTCATAAAACCATTCATAAGTGTTTGTGTATCATCCATGTTCTCTGCTAAACCAACACCAAAGAATGAATATGGATTTAATTCATAAGGTGCTGCCATAAAAGGTATCTTAGCAGGTTTAAATGGATTTAATACTGCTCTAAGCAGTTTACCATTACATACCCAAATATTTGCTTGTAACTCTTCAAAGTCTTCTAATTCTTTTGGTATTTCTACGTCTTGTTCTAGAAGCATTTCTACATCCATCATACCCCAATACTCTAGAACTTCAAATCTATCTATATAGTTTTCTTGGTTATAATCTGTTAAATCATCTTCCCAGTATTTTTTAACATAGTTTTCACCATCTGATATAGCCTCTTCTATAACTTTATCTCTGAAGTAAGGTCTACGTTTTAATGCACGTAATTCTGTTCTAGACATTTTATGTCTTTGAACAACATATTGTGCTTGGTCTATATTAGTAGAATCAGGGTCAGGATAAAAATCCCACACAGATACATGATTAACTTGGGGTATAGTTTTAAATATAGGATTATATTCACCTTCATCACTCCAATTAGGATACTCTTTATCTATAGCAAAAGGTCCTTTCATAACCCCTGTGCCAAATAAAGCCATTTCAAAAGCAGTGCTTCTTAAATGTTTGTTTGCATTTGATTCTTGTAGTTGGTCTACAATTTGTTTTTCCATAGCCTTTGCTGCGACTAAAGCAGGACTAAACGTTATCGCTGTAGGAGTTTTGCCACTGCCTTCTTCCAAGCCTTCAACATTCTGCAAAACTTCTTTGAGAGGACCAAGCCTTTCTTGTAAACTTTCTGCAGTAGCTCCTTTAGGTAATTCATTACCATCTTCAGGGAAACCATAAGGAGACTGTACATCTCCTTCGTCTTCTCTATTACGTAATTCTTGAGGTTTTTTAGGGTCGAAATTAACATCCTTTGCAACTCCTTCAGGTAATTCTGTTGGCTCTATACTTATAGGAAATTTATTTCCTGCAAATAAAACATCTACTATTTGCCCATACGCAGCCAACGTTTTAGTTTTTGTTATTTTTATAAATACTCTAGACTTTTCTGCTTCAGTAAATTGAACATCAGGTCCGTATAATCCTCTATAGTTTCTGTAAGCTCTAATCCATCTTTGCTCATCTTCATATCTATAGTCTTCAGATTTTTTAAAACTACTAACAACGTGGTCTACAATACTTGAGACCCCCATGTCTGCATTTACTGAATCTTCTACGTCTTCTAATGCAATTGCTTCGTCTTCAATATTTATTTCATCTTCTGCCATATTAATATCCAAAGGTTGAGTCTGCTACAGGCATACCTGTTTTAGGTCTACCCATAGGTTCATAGTCAAATATACTAAATCTTGGTCTTGACATTATACCATATCTTAATGCATCATACAAGTGGTCTTCTGCTCTTGTGTCCACATCTTCAGGGTTCTTTTTATCTAAAGGTATAGCAGGTAACTGTGAGATTGTTTCTGTGCAAGTGTTAAAAAATACCATTCTTGGTTCTTCAGTAAACTCGTCAACTTGTAATCTTCTATGTATTTCATTTTTACCTGATACCCTACTTCCTTTACTTCTATCTGATGGTCTAAATCTACATCCTCTTTGTATCATCTGTTCTGCTAGACTAGGACCTGTATCTCCTCGTCTATGCCACAAAGAGCTATCTAATACACCATACTTTATATTACCATCATCTTCTTCTAGTTCTAATATCATATCTGCCAAATCTGTGGCAAGGACTTTAGAAACGTACAACTCTCTATATACAATAAGTTGCTCATCTGGACTAATAGCAAACCACAACACAGCACTATAAGAGCCATAACCATAATCACAAGACCTAAACTTAACCCAATTTCTTGGAATGTCAAAAGGTTCAATAACGTGAATATCCCTATCAAACTCAGTAAAAGCAGCACCTTCTTTAATATCCCAATCACCTTCAAGCAACTGTCTTTGTTGGTGTTCAGGTAAGGAAAGAAGCATCGCTTCGTAATCTCCCTGACTTGATAAGTATGGATTATCAGATAATCTAGCAGGTATGAATCTTCTTTTAAATAATGCTTGACCTGCTTTACTGTGTCCATCAGGATACTTGAGAACTTTTCCTGTTTCAATATTTGTGGCATCAAATGCTCTTCCATAAGGTGCTGGGTCAATAAACATTTTCTTAACCCACTGATGACCCGGACCTCCCGGATTCGTTGTTGCTCTCATATACACAGGTAAATCTGTAGCAGTAGAACGTAATCGTGACCTCATGTAGTTCCAAGCAAATGGTGTTGCCCATTGCGTTAATTCGTCAAAGCCTATCCAACTAAAAGCTAAACCTTGATATCGTAGTACATCATCGTCTCTGTCTAGGTATGACATCCACAGTCTTGCACCTGATGGAGCTACCCATTGCATCTTTCTTTCTGACCACTTTATTCCTTTGTATATTAAAGGATATAATTCTCTTGACTTCCAAACAAGTTCTCTTAACTCTTCTGTTGTATGTCTAAGTAGCAATCCACTAAACTGTGGATGATTCATATAACGTAGTGGGTCTGCTAACATTGCATATGACTTACCACCACCTGCACTACCACCATACAATACTTCTCTTTCAGGAGAAGCAAGAAACTCTGTTTGAGGTCCTTCGTTTGGTTTAAATACTACATTCTGTTCTTCAACAGGTATAGCTTCTATATCGTCTACTATCTTAGGCTTTTGCTCCGACTCTACTTTCTTCGATGTCTTTCGCTTTTTGGATTGCCTTCTCGGCATATTCGGACCATCGTTTAAGAGTTCTAGCCTTGTTCTTACGTTGTCGTTCATGTAGTAATCTTTTCCTTAATCCTATGTGTGAAATATCTCTACCTGTTTTGGTAGTCAACCAATTAGCAACTTGTCTCAAAGAATATTGTTTTATATACTTTCTTGCTAGTTCTAATGCTTCCAACTCATAGGGTATAGGGTCAAGTAATTCTTTATCTGTTTCGTTTACCTTATATCCAAAAGGTATTATTCTTGCTATACGTGGTATTTGTATCCACTCTTTTTGTTCTTCGTCTTTTAAATCTGTTGGTTGTGGTAACTTCCACTTACCTAAACTTCTATCCATTACTTCTTCTTTGGTGGCAGTATCATCACACCACCTGATGCTTCTACTTGTACTTTCTCAGTTTTAATTAGACCTACTCTGTCAAGTAATTCTTTTGACGCTGCAAGTTTATCTCTAATACCTAACTGTGTAGGGTCATCCATTCCACTCACCATAGCAACTGCTGCTTTAGGTGCATTACGACTCATATACAGTTGTGTCTCTTCCATTATCTCATCTTTCATAGATGCAACAATAGCAGAAGTAGCAGAATGCTCTGAGTATCCTGCAAGTAGTTTTGCTTGAACAGGGTCTCCATTAGCTTTGTCAAACAAAACTTCTAGAAACTTTTTCTGTCTTTCCGTTAGTTCTCTTTTCTTTGTAGTCATGAAGGTATACCATGTCGCACAACTCTATCAATCAAACGTTGTGCTCTGTTTTGAGTTTGCTTAAACCATCTACTGTCTTCCATCTGATTTGCCATTTCAGCATAGTCTTGCAACTCTACTGCAGCAATCATTTTTCTAAATTTGCTTAATCTTGGTCTGCCTAATTGAAAAGACATATTAGCTAACACTCTTTGTACATCTTCAGGCAAGTCATCAAAATTATTAAACAAATCTTTGCAATCATTAATAGATACTTCTATATCACTTGCAAACCACTCATTTACTTTTTCTTCAGGTATAGAAGTTCCAATAGGTTTATCATAATAATCTTCATCCCACTCAGTAATCAGATGTCCGATTCCCCCGGTCAAATGACCTTCACTGCAATGGTATGTTTCATACTTCACACCCTCGTCAAAAGTAATTTCTTCTCTTAGCTTGTCTATATCCATTATCTAATTCCTTGTCTGCGTTGTTCTGCGTGTAGAGACTCAACGTGTTTACGATAGAAATAGTTTTCTATTTTACTAATTATAGCAGATATCTTCAAAAATGTCAAGGTTTTAATACTCACTTCTTTTTGTTATCCGTTATATTTGATGGGTTTACATAATCTTTAGATTTAAAAACCATGCCACCTTTAGCTCTTCTTTGTGCTCTTGCTGCTCTGTTAAAAATAGAACTACCTAAAGAACCTAGTCCTGCTGTAATCTGAGGAGTTTTTCTTCTTCTTCTTCGTTGAGGTGTAGGTGTACCTGTTGTTCTACGTCTTCTGTTTGCAAGTTCTCTTAATTGTCTTTCCATTAATGCTCTATTTCTAGGGTCTAAAGCTGATTTTCCAGTAGGCATTAAGGGCAATCTATCAGGTACAGTAGGTCTAATTCCTATTGGAACACCCCTTGGGTCTGTTCTTGGTCTTCTTCTTCCACCCTGAATTGGAGAAGGTATAGGTCTACCTCTTCTATCTAATGGCTCATCAGCAGGTCCTAATCTTCCTCTGCCAAAAGGAAATCTAGGTATTCTTGGTCTTCTAGGTCTAAAAGGATTAAAAGGGTCACCTATTGGTCTTCTAGGTCTTCTTGGTCTAAAAGGGTTTCTTGGTATTTGAGGTCTTCCTCCTCCTCTTTTAGGAATATGTATAAATCCTCTATGTGCTTTTGTTGTAGGTTTTTTAGTTGCCATGTTGTCCTCTATTTTTTCTTTAGCATTTTTGCTGCTTGACCTACACCCTTAATACCAAAAGATGCAGATATTGCTATGTACAATAAGTATTGATACCAATCAGGTAATGTTGCCAATACTTCAAAGCCTTTCTGTACATACTCTCTCATTCCGGGAATAAAGACTAATATTGCAGGTGCAAGTAACACAACTAAAGCAAATTCGTCTTTCCACGAATCGTTAGTGGCATCTGCCATTTTACCTTCCCATTCCACTTCCCCTGCTGCAACTTTTTCTGCAACAGTGGCTCTTGCTTTAGCTTCTGCTATTTTAGCTTTGCCATCAGCTTTTGTTTTTTCTAGTTTGTTTTGAAACCATGTTCCTGCGAGATTTGCTATTGGTCCTATTAGTGCTTGTATCATTGTCTATTTTTTCCTGTAATCTTCTTGCTCTTTCTACTTCTTTTGCTTTAACTGAATTTACGAAAGCTCGATGTTTTTCTTGCAATCTTTTTGGGTTGTTTAGATACCTGTCTACCTGCTCTCTTCGCTTTTCGTTTAGCAGCAGTAGAGGCTGCGTATTCACTGGAAGAAAGAGCCTTAATCGCTTTCTCAGGTAAATAACGTTCGCCAGTAGCCTTCGACCCTTGTGTACTAGGTTTACCTGACTTGGTTCTCCATTTTTGTTTTGTCCACGCAACTAAAGACCTCTGAGATTTTTTAAGTGCCATGCTATATCCTTACATACATAAGTCTTCATACTTAGTTGTATGAAGTCTATGTTGAGATAAGTCACCTTGACTTTTCTTAAATATATTTAATATCCATTGTATCATATTTTACCTGCCCATTTTGCTGCTAAGTATATTACAGCTACTAATCCTGTAAAGGCTAATGAAACTCCAACGACCCATTGTATCACTGTCATTATTTCTTCTCTTCGCTTTTGGTCTAGTCTTTCTTGTTCTCTTCTAGCTTTTCTTGCTTGAGCTTGAAACTTCTGCCAATCTGCCCATAATCCGGGTCTACCTACATATATCATTATTTGTTTGAGTTCTTCTTCTTTTTGTCTTAGCTCTTCTAGAGCCATGAACTCTTCTAAATCTCCACCTGCAATTCCTTTAGCTTTTTGTTTACTGACTTCTTTTTCTATTTTTTCTTTAGCAAAAACAAAGTCGGCAATCTGTTTGCCACAACTAGCTAGTTCTTTTCCGTTTGAAACGAAACTTTTAATTACACCGAAGGCAGCATTTGCCGCTGCTAATTCTGCTAACATTCTACTTCCTTACAGGTTTACAATATGCAGTTATTCTTTTCCTTCCATCTTCTGTGGGTATAGTTGGTTGGTTATGCAGTTTTTCTGCAAAATATAAGCATCTGTCAATGCTTTTAAATCTCTGTGTCTGATTGACTATCTCTTTGTCTATCATGAATATCAGTAAGAACTCTATCATTGTGATGACAGTCACATGAACATTCTTCGCAATCGCACTCGTAGCACTCGCAAGTCTTACACCTTTTTCTTTTTTCTGTCATGTGCTTTCTTTAAACTTTCTTTTGCTTTCTTAAATATACTTACAACTTGTGTCTTGCCCATTACTTTAGCTCTTTGTTCACCGACTGTAAGTATCTGTATCTTTCTCGCATATGGCTTATTAACTTTTTTAACTTTTGTAACTGTGTTTCTTGCGTCTGTCGGTGTCGCAAATTTGATACTAACTGTGTCTTTAGGGTTCTCATCCGTATATAAACGTCTGCCAGAACCTTTTGGTTTTTTGCCAGTACCAACTTTAGGGTCTCTTTTCTTTTTAGTTACGATAGCCACCACCTGCTGCTTTATACGCTTTAGCCATCATCTGAGCTTTACGTGCAGACCATTGACCCGGAGCACCACCTTTGCCACCTGCTTTTATTCTATTAAATATTCTTTTGCGTAAAGCAGGTTTAGTATAGTTACCTGCTTTATTTACTGTGCTTTTACTTTTTCTTTTTACTGCCACTACTATCCTCGTATAAATTATTAAATGTTGTATGGGGGTCTAGGTAGGATTCATGTGACTCTGCTGAATGAGTCCATTGTGAAGGTGTAAAGTCTGGAGCACCTTCTCCTGTTACCCAAAGTGCAGGACTTGTTGCTCTGACTCTATTATTCGGTAATGCAACAATGTTGCCTGTCCATTCTCCTGCATCTAACAAATACATTACGTGTGATTGTTTATGTTGTGCAGGGTCATCTGCTATATCGCTATCTGTATAGTCTACTGTAAACATATACCTAGCAGTATAAAATGCATTGTCTATTTTACAAAGCCACGGGGAAGAACTGACTCTATCCATAACAATGACACTATGGTTTCTAGATTCACAATCCCAAGGTTGACATAAATGGTCTTCCATTGGTTTTGCCCATTCGTCTACAGGTATGTCTGCAACTAATGCTTGTATTGGCATTCTTGCCCACATTGCACCACCATGAACATTGTCATCTTCGGTACAACCTGTAAACACAACCTGAAAGCTCAATGACCTATCAGGTATGGTATTAACTGCGAATGCTATCGCATGAAGGAACTCACCATGATATTGTTGGTGATTACAAGTGAACTCTCTTCGCACCCAACACTTAAAGTGTGGGATGTTACTAATGAGATAGGACATTACTTACGTCTAGCTGCCCCACCTCTAGCATAGCCTTTAGTCTTTTTCATTCCACCTTTAGCCATATACTTTGTTTTCTTCATGCCACCTTTTGCCATGTACTTAGTCTTTTTCATGCCACCTTTTGCCATGTATTTTGTTTTCTTTTTCATTGCCATTCCTCCTTTAGCCTTTCTTTTTCTTAAACCCATTTGTCCTATAGGATTAGCAGGTGCATCTTTGCCCTTACCACCCGGAGATACTTTAACTGCAGATTTCTTCTTCATCGTTCTTTGTGCCTTTTTAAATGCTTCAGCTTTTTTAGCATCTTTAGCATCTTTTATTTTAGCCTGTTTTAATTTTTTTAAAAGTATATCATTAGCTTTGTCCATTTTTTCAAACTTTTCATTGGCAGTTCCCTTACCTGCTTTTATACTTTTTATTTTAGCTTTATGTGCCTCGGTAGCTTTTTTTGCAGTTTCTCTAGCTAGTTTTGTTATAAGTTTACTTATCATGTTATTTATCCTTTTTCTTTTTCTTTTTCATCATATCAACTGCTATGAGAAGTAATCCACCTTTTCTGTAGTCCATGCTACCCATCTTAGGTTTCTTAGCCATACCACCACCATACATATAACCCATCTTATTACGTACTTGAGTTGGTAGCTTCTTTAATCCCTTTTGGTTAGCAGTAGGAGCTTTTAATCCCATACCACCTTGAGCTTTACCTCTTCTAGGGTCTGTAGCCATTATTCTTTGAGCTAATTTTTTCTTTGTTCTAGCTTCATCACTTGGCATTTCTTTTTGCTTTTTTAACATTTGTTTCTTTTTAGCAGACTGTATTAATCTATCCTGTTCGTTCTTTGTTAGTCTCTCAAATGCTGCTCCCATCTCTCCTGTTTTTTCTAACATGGTTTGAGCATCTTTAAAATCGTCAGGCTTTGCTTTACCTCTTTGTCCACCACTCATTCTTCTAGTAGCTTCTATATCAGACTTGAGTGCTGCAGACTTCATTTTCTTTAACATAGCTTTAGCTTCAGCTTTTTGAGTGGCAGTTCCATTCTCAATAATCTTTTCTAAAGCTCTCATTGCTTTTTCTCTTTTAAAAATACCTTTTGACTTCTGTAACTCTATGAAGTTATCAAAGCCTACTGCATCATCACCGATATTAATCTTACCTGCTCTAGCAGTTTCTGCCACTGCTGCTCTTCCACCCGGTCTGCCCTTTACTTCGGCTTCTCCTCTTGCACCTGTTTGATAGTCTAGGTCTTTTCCAAAAGGTCTATCTTTAGCCATGACCATAGTTTTCTTTTTACCAAACTTTACACCTTTTTCAGTAGCTAAACTTTTTTGACTTCTAGTCTTTTTGTTCTTTGATGCTAAATCTTTTTTAGCTTTATCTTTATCAGCTAATTTTTTCTTTTGATTTATAATTTTAGTCTTAGCACTTTTTAATTTTTTTACTGTAGCCTTATCACCTTTTTTTTCAGCTTTTTTTATTTCACTAGTTATATTTCCTAGTTTAGGAACTTTTGTTCCTGCACCTTTCATTATTTTTTGTATCTGTGTTCTAAGTACTTTTTTTAACATTTCCATCTTCTCCTAGCTTGTCTTAATCGGCTATTAGGGTTCTTTGCTGCTTTAGGGAATTTTTTCATCTGACCTGCACTTCTTGCACAAAAGGATTTTCTTCGTGCTGCTCTAGCTTTAGATGGTTTCTTTTCTGTTACTGCAGTCTTTAGTTTACTACCCGGATTTTGCCTTCTATATTTAGCGACTCCCTTTGCAGTCATTCCTGCACCACTTTTTGTGGGTCGCATATCTCCACTTCTCTGAGTGAATCCCTTTAGTCCACCTTTTTTATTTTTGGTTGCCATGTTGTTTTTAACTTCTCACCTTCTAGTTTCATGTCTAAGCATTTATAACTCTTAGGATAATACATAGGCATATGAATAGGCATTCCTTTTGCTATTTCATATGCTCTTGCTAAACACTTATCATGAGTTGCGTGTGGACTATATAAATCTTGTAGTGTTACACACTGACTTGGCTGATGCATTAAACAAGCCAATATAAATAAATCAAACATCTGTTAACATTCCTTCATGTTTCATTGCATTCTCTACGTGCTTCAAGGTATATCTTACACCTGTCTTTGCTTCAATCGCTGCACGTACATAAAATACGGAACTATGAGGGATATGTAAGCTACTTAATTTATTATTACGGATAGCATCGTAAAATGCATCGAGCATATTCTCTGGTATATATAGTTGTACAGATTTTTTCTTCATTGTCAAGCACGAATGTGATTTTTATTTACGGAGGGGATTCTAGTATTACTACATTTAAGTGTTACATATAAGTGTTTTTTTATAGTTATGTATATATACACTTAAGTGTTTCATATATATGTAGTTATACCCCGGCTCCACATCTTTGTCAAGTGCAAATAATTACACTTATGTACGATTATATCATACTTGTGGTAATTATGCAACACATATTTACAATTAGTTGTATAACTACCTCCACCACACCTATAACCCTATACTAGTAACGCTTATTTCTATCAGTTACTAATGTAGTTAACAGTTGAAAATACCTATCTGTGTATTTATTCATGCATACGTACCCCATACCCCCACCTGACGCTTGCCCACCCCTGCCTATATGTGGGCGTTTGGGCGTATATGTGGGTGTATTTGCGTGCAAATGTGCGAATATGTGTGCATATGCCTTGATTTTCTTTAGAAAATATAGCAAATTCAATGCTTTAGCATTGCTTGACAACTCATTTACTATCAGTTGCCTATGCTTTAGCATAAAAAGTGTTGCATTTTTGCAACAAGACAAGGTGTTGAAGAGGAGGAGTACAAAACTACTACCCCCATAGGGTAGTATGGTCAGTCCGATTGTCGGACAAACTTATATACTTTAGTATATAAAAAAAGGCTTGACAGAAAACACTAAGGTTATAATAATTAAAAAATACTTGAATATTTGTGAAAGTATTTTTTAATTATATATAACATAGGAGAAACCAACATGGCTAAACAAACTAAAAACTTTCCATCTCAGAATGAACTACAGTTCATAGGTTCTAATCTAGCTAAGCTAGATGCTAATGAGACAAAGTCTCTGAAAGCTAAAACAACTAAGGTTGTTTTCAATACTGATAGTTTAGACTATCAGATTGGTCAGTTAATCGTTAATATTCTCAAACTTGAGAATGTTAAATTGATTAGCAAGGAACTTGCTAAGAAGTATGGTATAAATACCATAAGCAAACAGAGAAGGTCAGATGCTAAGATTCTCTTTGAGAATCATGAGAAAATTGTAACATGGTTACAATCTACTAAACAAAGATATACATCTTTGTCTGCTCTTCTAAAAGCCTTTTACAAGGCTACCAAGCCAAAGTCAGATAAGCCAAAGGCTTCTGATGAGACAAAGTCTCAAGATGAACCAAAGGTTCAAGACAGTCCGAAGTCGGACACTAATGAGCCAAAGGCTCAAGAGAAGAAGCAGATGACTGCTTCTGACTTAGCACTTGAAGTGCTAGTTCAGTTAGAGATGCATAACATCTCTATCAAGGACTTTGCAAGAGAGATTAACTCTCAGTACAAGGAACTTAAAGTTCCTTCAAAGAAGGTAGCTTAATTGCTACCTTCACTTTTTAATCGGAGATTAATTATGCATTATTATATTTGTCAAGATACTTTGTATCGTTCTCAACCATTCTCTTCAGAAGAAGAGATGATTAATCAATTAAGAATTGATTACAAACTTTATATACTCTTTGAGTATATACCTAAACAAGTTAATTTTAAAGCCTTTATTAAAGGCTATAGAATTGGTAAAAAGGTAACCAAAGGTATTATGTTTCATAATATTTCAGAAAAATATTATAGAAAGGTTATGTCATCATGAAGAACAAAGTTATAAACTTTGCCAAAAGAATCAACCCTCATAGAAGACTTAGGTCTTCTTGGGTTGCTCATGAAAATGAGCAAAGAAAAGATGAACCAATCATTTATGATTGTGGTATCTTTGCTATCGAAAGGCTCAGACGTAAGTCTGAAACTGTAACTGAGAATCTAGAGATTCTTCAAGAGTTTGAGGATTTATATAATAATTAAATATGAATATTTGTGAATATTTAATTATTATTATAACAACAGTCCGATTGTCGGACAGAAAGGATTAACTATGTTAATTACAAGAACTTCTTCTCTTAGTGGTAACACTAACTCTATGGAAATAGAGGTAACTCAAGAGCAATTAAGCTCTTGGGAAAGTGGTGTTCTTATTCAGAACGCTATGCCGAACTTATCGGCAGATGAACGTGAGTTCATCATGACAGGTATTACACCTGCAGAGTGGGATAGTGCCTTTAAATAGGCACTTCCTTAACAGTCCGATTGTCGGACACTTTAAAACGGAGTTTTATAATGGCTAAATCAAATATTGTGATTAAAAATATAAAGTTGACTGTAACTCAAGATGAGTTAGATATGGTTACAGATGCATTAAATTCCTATATCGAAGATATGGAAACTGGTAATGACGATTTATCGTTACGTACTATAGATGTGGGTAAGCATAACTTCTACAAAGTAGATAAGGGTTTATGTGACCACACAAGAAAGTGGTATATTAAATATATCAGACTAGCAACTCAGTTGAATAGACTGAATAATAAATTATCTTATATGGATAATTTACCTTGGAGAAGCACACAACAATTAGCGAGGGCAAAATAATGAGTAAATTTGATGGTGTTTTTGTATTCCTTATGGGAATACCAATCGTATTAATGGCATGGTTTAGCATGAGTAATCCTAATGATTACTACATGAGTGCAGAAGCCAATCAACCATTCCCTTTGGGAATATTAATTATAGCATCTCTTGGTGCTATGGGATTACTATTACTAGTTACTGGACTAGTAATGATTTACATGAAAAGGAATGACTAATGTGGGATTCATACGTAGAGTTACGAGTAAGCGAACTCATGGAAAAAGAAAACATGACTTATAGCGAAGCTATGGCTTATGTTGAAGAAGAAATAGTACACAAGGAAGCACAAGCAGAAGCATTGCTTCCTGAATAGTATAATTATTTATATATGAATATATATGAATATATAAATAATATATAACAGTCCGACTGTCGGACACTTTTAACTAGGAGTTAATATGCCAAATGGATATGTGATTTACGATGGTGCTTCCCTACTTAATGGGGAACGTATCATTGCCATTGCCTTGACTAGTAAGTCAAGCAATTCAAAAACTGGTGCTATGATGCAGACATACATCATCACACCTCATGACCCAAGAGACGCATCTAAGTATGGCTTAGATGAAGCTAACTGTGGTAACTGTATTCACAGAGGAATACCCACAGATGACCCTAATCGTAAACAAGCTATCAAAAGAACTTGCTACGTCAAGTTATTTCAAGGAGTGCTTAACGTTTGGAAGCAATGGGTCAATGGTGCATATCCTACCATGCAAGGGCATAATGCATTGTCTTTGCTTGGCAAAGATAAAGATGTAAGGATTGGAACTTATGGTGATGGTGGTGCAGTACCCAAATATATTTGGGATAGCTTGATACAAGATGCTAGAAAGCATACTGCATACTGTCATCAGTATGACAATCCTAACTCAAGTTTCGACCCAACCATATACATGGTTAGTGCAGACAACTTGGCTACTGCCAAGAAGCATTGGGATTTTGGACACAGAACTTTTCGTGTCATTCAAGATGTCAACGAAGTTGTCAAGGGTCAAGAGATACTTTGTCCTGCTTCAAAAGAAATGGGTAGGCGAGTACAATGCTCATCATGTATGCTCTGTGGTGGGTCTGAAGTTAAGGCAAAGAGCATAGCAATCGTTCAACATTAAACTAGGAGTTTAACATGGAAAAAGTACGAGTATATTGGAACTTACACAAACTCATATGGAGTATTGTGTCATGCAAGAGTGGTTTAGTCATAGACTACAAGAAGTATCTTAAACTTCGTAATGGATACTATACCATATGGGAGAGTGGACAGAAGCGAGTACGTGAGGAAGGCAAGAAGAATGTTCATGCCTTTGCAGTAGGTTACATTGTTGAAAACAATGACAATAACTTTAACCCAATAGATTGGGATAGGGTTAAGTATAACCCTTACACAGATGACTACTTCATGCACAAGGGCGAAGACCACGATGAGTGGAATGAGATTCCAAGGGATTGGGTAGGTTGGATTCGTTTAGAATCTTTACATCACGAGAATGGAGTAGTACCTCGTGTGTACATTTAATCAACAGAATAAGTTATATAACTACTTGACTTTCAATGAAAGTAGTTATATAACATATATATGGAGTGCGATATGAAAATTTTAACTAACGTAAAAATCAAGCAGTTGTTGTGGGATATGGTCGTAGAGAACAGTACCTACAAGCAACTCATAAATGACCTAGCACTTATGGGTTATTCTTTAACAAAGTTAAACATAAGTGTGGGTAATGTAACTAACTTATATGACTTCGCAAGTGTTGTTGTCAGAGATGACAACGATGGCAAGTTCTACAAGGTGGAGATTTAAATGAAGATAAAAAAGATTAACCCTATTGCAAAGGCACTCATGTTTATCAAGAAACAAGTTGTGCCTAACAAGAAGGGCAAAGGTTCATACAATAGAAAGAAGGAGAAAAGCAATGCGAAAGTATGAGGATAAAATGTTTGAGAAAATTTCTGTAAAGAAAACTGCAAAGAAACAGAAGCGTGACGATTGGAAGCGTGAACGTAAGTTGCAGAGAAAAGTTAAACACGCAAGGCAAGAGAAGTTTTTTGCCTAGCAAAACAACTGTCCGATTGTCGGACACCTTACTTAACCAACAAACGAAAGGAGTTTATTATGAGTAAGAAAACTATCAATGTTTCATATTGGAAACAATCTACAGGTCGTACAGGTCAATGCTTGACTGAGCGAGGACAGAAGCTATATGATGTAGCGTCTGTATTATACAAGGAAGTTACAGGTAAGAATCTTTCTAAAGAAAGAGTCTATGACCTAGTGCTTGACCTTAGCAGAAGTGCTAGAAAGAATGAGGGATTCTACATACAGAATACTTCTTCATCTGCATTCATGTTAGTCATGCAGGATTTGACCTCTTTCTGCAGAGCCTTGTTAAAGGGTAAGCCATACAAGGCTATTACCTTTGGCGAGTTCAAGGTAGATACTATATCTAACCTAGCTACTGCTAAAGTTGGTAGGAAAGGTAAGGTTGCCTAATGTTTAATAAGATTAGCACCTTGCCTAATCGTAGCACATACCCCTCACCCTTTTGGGTGGTGGGGTTGTCTATTGATGGCAACAAAGGTAAAGTGAATGTACACCCACAAGCCTTAGAAAAGAGTGGATACAACTATGCGATTGACCATGCCATAGATATGGCAAGAGCAGTATATCCAAAGTCACGAATTGAATTTTTATTTGTAGAGGAGTATTAATATGAAGATACATAGACTAGTACAGATGTTAGGTCTGATTAATGAATCAGGTAGACTAGCAAGTGATATGTATGACTTGAACAACAAGACATACTATTCAGAAGCAGAGGGTAAAGAGATACCTATCTCACACATGGACTTCCAACATTTAGTTAGAGCATTTGTGAAACAAAATACAAAAGTTATGATGGGTGCTAATGATATCGTTTTAAACGAAGAAGATACTATCAAAGCTAAAGACCATATTATTGATGGACTACGTAGCCAAGTAGAAACTTTGAATGATATCATTGAAGAAAAAGATGAACAACTCAATGAGTATGCTTGTAAAATAACAAGCAGAGACAATATCATTGATACTTTCCGTAAGGAAGAACACAGGTGGAGAAAAGCATATGCAGAAGAACACCACACTCAAGGACATAGGTATGTCTTTAGTGAGATACCTAATGATGAGTATGGTAAGAAGTTAGCACGAGGTATGAAGATGTATCTCAATGACGAGTCATACACCATGAGAGTACGAGGGCAACACCTCAAGCCTGAGTTGTATGGCACAGGCAAGGCTTCATTTGGACAATCCATTGAAGACTCAACACATTTAAGAATTTATATTGACAAAAAGAAAGGAGAATAATTATGCCATTAGATGTAACACCAAGATTATTTGAGATAGACGAGAGTCTAAATTATGGGATTAGGTACGAGCCTAGTCGATTAAGTGGATACAAGTTTGGTATTAATACCATGACAGACAAGGCTTGTAGTCATGTGAGCAACACATTCAAGTGTGTTGACCACCCTACATATTTCTATGGGTGTGAGGAAGCTATTGTTAGCAATAGAGAACCACATGAGTTAGAAGATGTAAAGGTCAAGTGGAGAATCTGTAGAGATACTGCATGGGCAATGTTAGATATAACATTACCTAACGTGTCATACAAGATAACATCTGACAAGCATCAGACAGAAGTAAATGAGAGAATCATTTTACTTCATGGTATTGATGGCTCATGTTCTAACATAGCATTGTTTGGGGGTATTGATTTCTTTTGTACTAACAAACAAGTTAGAGGTAAGTATGCTCAACTCAAAAAGAAAAACACAAGTGGGTTTAGCATGGAGAACTTTATATCTGACTTGACAACTGCAAGGCAAGACTTTGACGAGCATTGCAGAATGTTACAGGTATGGGCAGAGACACCTATCAAGGCAAATGTAAGATTACTTCTTGATAAGATAGTAAAGTCTGAAAGACTTTCTAAGAAGATGTATTCTCTTGCACAACAAGAGATAAGCAAGAGAGGTAAGAATATGTATGCTTTGTACTCTGCATTTACTAACTACTCATCTTATGCAGATGAGAGGAATGGTTTCTCATTACGTAATACAGGTAATGATACCCAAGCACAGTCTATGTGGAACAGAGAGCAACAGGTTGCTCAATGGGTAGATTCTAAACCTTTCCAAGACTTGTTAGTAGCCTAATGATTTGGGTTCTCTACGTCATGTTCATGACAGAGAATAGAACTCTGAACAGTATAACTGAGCAGAGAACTTTCTCATCTTATAATGAGTGTAATTTATTTTACACTCAGAATAAGAAAAGTCTTGACGAAAGTATAGTTGAAATAATTCAACCTAGACTTACAAAATCTGAAATAATTCATGTTGGTTGTATGCCAATTAGAAAGGAGAAAATACAATGAATGTATTAAATTTATTTGGTGGTATGGAAGTAGGAAGACTTGCTATGGACAGAGCCAATGTATCTGTAGATAAATATTTTTCTGCAGAGATTGACCCTTATGCTATTAAGATAGCAAACAAGAATCATCCTGACATAATACAGTTGGGTGATGTAACTAAAATAGATACTGAGGATTTACCTCAGATAGATTTACTTATGGGTGGTAGTCCATGTCAGGGGTTCTCCTTTGCAGGAGAGCAGTTGGCATTTGATGACCCACGTTCCAAATTATTCTTTGAGTTTGTACGAATTATGAATGAGCTAAAACCTAGATATGTATTGCTTGAGAATGTACGAATGAAGAAACAGTTTGAGGATGTGATTACAGAACACATGGGTTTTCCACCACAGTTACTAAACTCAAGCAAAGTTTCTGCACAAAACAGATGGAGAAACTATTGGTTTGGTACATACATCAATGGCAAGTATGAACAGATAATGATTCCACCTTTGGAAGACAAAGGCTTGGTACTCAAGGATATATTACAGACTGACCATGACGAGCCACCTGTTCCTATCAATGAACGTAATGCTAGACATCACAAGAACCCTAATCAAAAGGCATTGTGTACAACTGCTACTATGTACAAGGGTGCAGGTAACAATGGCATGACATTGGTTGATAGACTTATGCCTGTAGGAGAAGCAGAAGAGTATGCACACTACAACTACAGAGCAACTAAGGAAGTGTATCACATGGATGGTAAAGCACCTACGTTACTTACTATGCAAGGTGGTAACAGAGAACCAAAGGTTGCAACCTATTCACCTAAAGGTGGTAGGATTGTCAATCGTAGGTTAGATGCCAATGGTGTACGTAAAGATTATCAAATGGATTTACCTTTAGAACCACAAGTAGAAGTACGTAGTGATGACAAGACTAATTGTTTAACTACTGTACAAAAAGATAATGTTGTGGTAGAAGGTATGACATGGAGAAAGCTAACTCCTGTGGAGTGTGAGAGATTACAGACTCTACCTGACAATTATACAGAGGGTGTGTCAAAGACACAAAGATACAAGATGATTGGTAATGGGTGGACAGTTGATGTGATTGCACATATATTAGGAGAGATGCTATTGCCTAAAAAAATAAAATCAATTAATTATGAGAAAGGATATTTTGTTTATGGTTAAATTAGAACAAATAAAAAGAGCAGTCGCAGACATTAAAGCAGATGACGAGTGGGTAAATGATAGCCACACGAAAGCAGAGCATAGAGGTGTCTGTAAAGGTTTAGATATGTTAGTTAAACATTTTGAGGAGATTGAAAATGAATGATGGTTCAAACGATTTTATGAATAAGGTATTAGTGAGTGTTATCCTAGTGCTTTATGCATATGCAATGATACAAGTAGGTATGGAGTTATTAGCATGAATAATGAAGAATTAATTTGGTTTATATTAGGTATGTGTTGTATGGCATTCATACTAGGATTTATAGGAGTAGGATTATGAATAGATTTATTATAGAACACAGTCCAATAGGTATTGCACAATCTTTGTGTGACCAACACGTAGTCAAGATGCCTCTAGAAGAAGCACAGATGTTATGTACTGCACTATGGCATCATGCACCTGACTATGCAGAACGAGAAGGATTGTACAAACCTGTACATCAGAAGCATCCTTGCACCCTATGGGCAATGGAAACTAGAGAAAACTATATCTTTGCATACAAATTGTATAGTGCTATGCTACATGAGTATAATGATAGATATGGTAAATATCATGGTGCTTGTAAGCATCAGCTATCTTTATTTCAAGGTAGATTTAAGATACCTGAAGGTAAACTTACTAGACACCCACAATGTTTTAGTGGGCATGATGACTTGAAGACAGATGAGTTCTTTCCCATAAAAGCATATAGAAAATTTTATATTGTTGACAAATCTAGATTTGCGAGGTACAAGTATACAGAGAAACCAAAATGGATGGAGAATAATGAACTTAAAATCGCTTAATGAAAAGTACCTTTTGTCTAACGATTACAATAACTTAGCAGACAAAACTAAACATGATTATCAATACTGTTGCAACGTTCTGTTGGACACAGAAGTTGACGGAAAAAAGATGTCAAGTATTTTATTGTCTGACATGACAGGTGCGACTGCACGAAGAGGATACGAGGTATGGTTGAGTAGGGGAACTTACTTAGCTAACTCAGTATGTGCAGTTGCACGTAAGATGTATTCGTTTGGAATGGAGATGGGATATGCAGAGAGCAATCCGTTCTCTACTTTCAAAAGAAAAACTACTCATATAAGGAATGTAACTTGGACAAAAGAACAAGTTAGGATATTTCTTAACTACTGTTACAATGATTTCAAGTATAGAAACTTGGGATTGATAGTACAAATGGCATACGAATGGTGTCAGAGGGTAGGAGATATGAGAATGTTACAGTTTTCTAGCATAGATTTTGACAAAGGTGTGTTAAATTTGCAACAGTCAAAGAGAAGAAGTGTAGTACACCTGCCTATTTCTCTTGACTTATTAGAAATGCTTAAAGAACAGGCAAAAGATTATGACTTTCAACCCTATGTTGCACCCTATCCAACACCAATGAAGGGTGTTTACAGTCCATATGCTATGCAAAGACTGTCAAAAGTAGCACGAAGAATAATAAAAGAGTCAGGATTACCGAATGAGTTACGTATATCGGACTTACGTAGGACAGGAACTACTGAAATGGTAGAAGCAGGTGTACCTATGGGTCAGATTATGTCCGTTACAGGTCATGCAAACCCACAATCGGTCAAGCCTTACATGAAAAATACGTATGCTAGTGCAGAAAATGCCTTGACATTACGTAATAATTACAATAAGAGTATATAATATGAATATATATAATATAATAAATGATTTACATATAAGTGTAGGAGAATCAAAAAGAATTAACTGTCCTAGTTGTAATGGTTATAAAACATTTACTGTAACCAACAACATGGGTAGGCTAGTTTGGAACTGTTACAAATCTTCTTGTCCAATATCAGGTACAAAGAAAGTTAATCTATCCGTAGATGATATTAGGAACTCTGTATTTGAAACTAAGAAGATGTCAGAAGAATTTAATATGCCTGAACATGTAGTATATCACAACGACAGGATTGAAGTCGTAAGATATGCATTAGAGTTTGGGTTGGATTATAAAAGAATACCACTTTACTATGACGTAAAGGAGAGTAGAGTCGTGTTTCCTATCAAGAAAGATGGACTAATTGTTGATGCAGTTGGTAGGTCTTTAGGTTTCCGTTTACCTAAATGGAAAAGATATGGAAAAAGTGACTTGCCTTTTACTTATGGTTATGGTAATGTGGGAGTAGTCGTTGAGGATTGTGTGAGTGCATCTGTTGTAGGCGATGGTGTTTATGTAGGGGTAGCTGTGTTGGGAACATCATTAAGCAATTCACACAAGAGATACCTAGCACAGTTCTCGACTGCTATAATTGCCTTAGACCCTGATGCAATGCCCAAGACCCTTGCCTTTGCAAAAGAGTTACGAGGATACGTAGATGATGTCAGAGTATTAAAACTCAAAGACGATTTGAAGTATAGAAAAGAAGAGGACTTTATAAACTTAAACAAACTAACCCCAAAGGAGAACCAACATGGAACTATCACTACTACGTAGCTTAATGAATAAAGACTTCTATGAAGACCATAGAGGTGCAAGATGTCCTGATAGATTGTTTAGCAAAGATGCTAGAACTATCAAGCACACGATAGATAAAGCTATGAGAAAATATAATAGAGATGTAACACCTGATGAGTTACAGGCTCTGTTCTTGTCTAGCAATCCTGCTATGACAACTGCACAGAAGCAGGGATACTCTGCTCTGTTTAATGATATTAAAAGACAGACACCTATGGGAACAGACGTAGCACAAGATGTGTTATCTAAACTGTTCCAACAAGTTATAGGAGAAGATGTAGCTAACTTAGGTTTTGATTTCGTGAATGGCACACAGACAAGTATGAAACCATTGCGTGATTTACTAGAGAAGTATAATGATGACTTCACACCTGAGATGAAGATTGAATGGGATGATATATCATTTGATACTTTGATAGCAAAGCAGAATCAACAGACACGTTGGACATTTAATCTGCCTGAGTTAGCTAGGAAAGTAGAGGGTGTCAATGGTGGCTATCTTGTAGAGATAGGTGCTAGACCTAATACAGGTAAGACATCCTTTCATGCTTCTATGCTTGTAGGAGAGAATGGTTTCGCAAGACAAGGTGCTAAGTGTGTTGTCTTGTGTAACGAGGAATCTTATGATAGAGTTGGGTTTAGATATCTTACTGCTTCATCTAACATGGATAAGTATGAGATAAAGGATAACCCATCACAAGCTAGGGATAGATACAAGATTGTATCACCTAACCTAAAGATTAAAGATGTGACAGGAGAAGACATGGCATGGGTAGAGAGTATGTGTAAGAGTGTCAAGCCTGATGTCGTAGTAATAGACATGGGAGATAAGTTTGCACGTATGTCAGGTTATGCAAGACCTGATGAAGCACTCAAGGCTAATGCAATATATGCAAGACAGATTGCAAAACAATATGATTGTGTTATATTCTATATGTCACAACTCTCTGCAGAAGCAGAGGGTAGACAAGTTCTTAATCAGGCTATGATGGAAGGCTCACGTACAGGTAAGGCAGCAGAAGCAGACCTCATGATACTCATAGGTCAACCTGCGAATGTCGAGGGTGTAGATGAGCAATCTAATATGCGACATTTGAATGTTGTGAAGAACAAGATTACAGGTTGGCATGGCATGATTAATTGTAATATTAACCCACACACAGCGAGGTATAGTGCATGAAGATAGTAATAGATGTAGAAAATACAGTAACCAAAAGAGATGGTAGATTATATCTAGACCCATACGAGTCTACTAATAAATTAGTTATGGTTGGTTGTCGTGATGACAACGGAAATGAATCTATATATGATATGGATAGTGGATTCGTAGGTGTACAAGATATACTAGACAAGGCTACAGTATTAATAGGACACAACATAACATACGATTTAATGTGGTTATGGGAGTGTGGCTTTAAATATAATGGTGTTATCTTTGACACCATGTTAGCAGAGTACGTGTTGAGTAGAGGTAATCCTGATAAATATTCTTTGTCATTGGAAGCCTGTGCAATCAGACATGAGTTGACCACGCTAAAGCAAGATACTCTAAAAGAATACTTTGCTAAAGGTATGGGTGTAGATGAGATACCAAAAGAAGAGTTAAAAGAATACTTACAAGCAGACTTGAAAGCAACACAAGAGTTGTGTGCTAGTCAGTACAAGCAGTTGATTAACTCATCTCTCATGGACACAGTTGTACTTACAAATAAAGTAGCCATGACTCTAGCTAGAACGCATAGAAATGGTTTCAAGGTAGACCAAGATGTTTTGGAATCTGTAAGAAAAGAATTTGAGAATGAGAAGATTGAAATAGAGGATAGACTATCCATTCAAGTAAGAGAACTTATGGGTGATACTCCTATTAATCTTAACAGTCCTGAACAAATGTCTTGGGTTATCTATAGTAGAAAGCCTAAAGACAAAGCCATGTGGGGTAATGAGTTTACTCCACATATGAGTGTAGAAGACTTTAAATATAATGTCAGAGAGAACTCTGATATTGTATACAAAACAAAAGCAATAATGTGCAAGACCTGTAATGGTACAGGCAAAATAAGAAAGGTAAAAAAAGATGGAACTCTTTACTCTATTCCCAATAAAGACCCTAGTTGTGATGGTCTTGGTTATCATTTTCATAATGATAGACGTAATGTAGCAGGTTTAAAGTTTAATGCACCCAATGCTAAATGGATAAGTGCTAATGGCTTTGGTGTATCCAAAGGTAACTTAGATACATTGCAAAGCATAGCACAACGTAACAACATGACAGAAGCTAGTCAGTTTCTTCAAGACCTAAAGAGATTGTCTGCCTTAGATAGTTATCTATCTTCTTTTGTTGAAGGTATCAAGGCACACGTTAAGTCTGATGGTATGCTTCATGTTAGATTGTTACAACACAGAACTGCGACAGGCAGGTTTAGTGGAGCAGACCCTAATATGCAGAATATGCCTAGAGGTGGCACGTTTCCTGTAAAGAAAGTGTTTGTTTCACGTTGGAAGAATGGCAAGATTCTAGAAGCAGACTTTGCACAGTTAGAGTTTAGAACTGCAGCCTTCTTATCACAAGATGAGGTAGCAATTAATGAGATTAAAACAGGCTTTGACGTTCATGCTTATACGTCTAGAGTTATTTCTGCTTCGGGTCAGAGTACAACTCGACAAGAAGCTAAAGCACATACCTTTGCTCCGTTATATGGTGCGACTGGGTTTGGCAGAACAAAAGCAGAAGCGAAATACTACCAAGACTTCACGAAAAAATACAAAGGCATCGCACTTTGGCATTCCAGATTGGCTAAAGAGGCTTTAGAGAAGCGTAGTATTACAACACCATCAGGCAGACAGTTTAGTTTTCCTGATGTAGAGAGAAGAATGAATGGCTCTGTGTCACACTTTACACAGATAAAGAATTATCCTGTGCAGAGCTTTGCAACTGCAGACATAGTGCCTTTGATTCTGTATCATATAGAAAACAGATTAGAATTATTACAGTCTTGTATTGTAAACACAGTACATGATTCAATAGTTATTGATGTACACCCTGATGAAATAAATAAAGTTGTGTTCATCTTGAAAACTATTAATCAAGACATAAATAATATTATAAACAACGAGTTCGGAATAGACTTTAATGTACCATTATTATTAGAATCAAAAATAGGAGATAATTGGCTTGACACAAAGGATATTAACTGATATAACTATGAGACATTTTAAAATAAGAAAGGAGAAAATGTATGACTGAAGCAAACTTAGTGACCATAGACACGAATAATTATGAATCTATGGCAAAGGCTATGGGTATAGCCAACGAGACTTCCTCTACTAATGAGAAGAAGGCTCAACAACTACCTAGATTTAGAATACAACACACACCTATCATAAATGGTGATGAGGTTGTTGTGAAAGGTGGTACTTACAAATTAGATATTCCTGAGAAGGATGTTCTATATGGTAAGACTGCTACCATCAGACCTTTCATGCAAAGATATATGTATAAAAGGTTTGTAAAGAATAACTCTGCAAAAGCAGGAGAACCTTTGGGTGTCTACCATAAGACAGTTATGGCAGATAATCTTAATAAAGATTTGAAAGATAATCAAGGTGGGTTCAACTGTGGTAAACCTGCAGGGTGGATACAGGACTTTGATGCATTGCCTGATAAGACTAAAGACTTAATCAAGCAAGTCAAACGTGTCAGAGTTGTGTTTGGCTTAGTAGATTTACATGACGTTACAGACGCTAATGGTAAGTCATCTAAGTTTGAGACTACTCCTTTTATATGGGAGATAGATAATAGAGATGCGTTCAAAACTATAGGTTCTAACTTTACTAAGTTAGCCAAGATGAAGGCACTTCCTGTGCAACATACCATTAGTCTAGCTACTGAAGCAAGAAAATTACCTAATGGTAGTCAGTTCTATTTGCCTACTAGCACTTTGAATCTTTCAGAGAAACTTGATGTGTCAGATACAGACCAAACTATGTTCGCTGATTTTCTAGCATGGATAGAAAACTATAATCAGTACATAGTTTCAGAGTGGTCTGAACAGGCTTCTCAGAAATCTATAGATGAAGATATGTCTAGTGCAGTAGAGAGCATAGTAAATGCAGAGGACAACTTCATCGAAGTTGAGAACGCATAGTGAAAAGCAACGACCCCTTCAAAGCACATGGCATAAACTACTTGTCACCTAGCAGTATAAATACTTATATCAATGACCAATCATTGTGGGTGGCAAGATACTTGTTTAAGATTAAATCTTCAAGTGGTGCTAGTGCAGTAAGGGGTATTGCTACAGAGTTTGTACTTGCAGACAAGTATGAAAAAGGAGTCTTTGATTACAATCTTTTAGATGTAAAGTTTATGTCTCTCTGTGCAGAGTCAGGTATTGACTTGGGAGATATAAAGACTGCAAAAGAAAAGAACTTACTCAAAGGCTTTGGCTCTGTTATTGATGAGAACTTTGACTACGAAAACCTTGAAGCATATCAAGAGAAAGTTGAAGTTCCTATTGATGATATGCCTGTGCCTATAATGGGATATATAGACTTCCGTTTTAAAGATAAGATAGTAGACTTAAAGACATCCACAAGGATGCCAACAAGACCTACTGAAGCTCAGAAAAGACAGATGGCTTTATATTCTATGGCATACCCTAATAGTAGTGTAGACTTATTCTTTGCTACCCCAAAGGAACACAAGAAGTTTACACTAAAGAATCTAACTTTGTATAAGAAACAGTTACGTAAGGTAGCTCTTTCTATACAAAAGTTTTTGTCTATCAGTGATGATAAACATGAGTTGGCTTCTCTTATGTATCCTAACCTAGACTCTTGGTTATGGTCAGGTATGAAAGAAGAAGCAAATAAAATATGGAGTGTAAAATAATGGCAGATAAAAAAATAGAAGACCTGCAAAAGGACATAGACTCTATGGAGAAAGAACTAGCAGAAGCTAAGAAGACTCTTCGTGAAATGAAAACCAAAGGTTTACGTGAAGCAATGGAAGCTAAGAAGTTAGCAGACGAAGCAGTAAGAGAAGAGATGAAAGCACTTGGCTATAACTATAATAGTTCTGAGTACGAGTGGAGTCCTTTCTCAGGATGGAGAAGGCTACTCTAGTGTCTCCCTATTCTGTACGCAGGATTGCAATAAAGCATGGGTATAGGAGTGGTCTTGAGCATAAAATCTCAGACTACTTAAAAGAACTGAAGTGTAAGTTTGGCTATGAATGTATTAAGATACAATGGGAAGACTTATGCTATCGTACCTATACCCCTGACTTTGTGCTTAACAATGGCATAATCATAGAAACTAAAGGTAGGTTTCTAGCTATTGATAGGAGAAAACATTTAGCAATAAAGAAACAACATCCAAACCTAGACATTAGGTTTGTGTTTGAGAATAGCAGAAGAAAATTACGTAAAGGTGCTAAGTCAACATATGCAGAGTGGTGTATGAAATATGATTTTAAATTTCATGATAGAATTATACCTGAAGAATGGATAAAAGAAACAGGGAAAAATAAACATCCTAAGTTTATTACATTCCCTAATAAAAAATTAAGGAGATAGTATATGAAATTAGATGACAAGATAAAATCACACGACTTTGTTGTAGTGATTAGACCTCACATTAGTAAAGACAAAAGATGGACAGGAGAGGTGTCTGTTAAATGTGTGCTCGATGAAAGAAACCCCTTGAATGATGAAGACTTCGAGGGTATGTTATATTTTACTAGACAGGTATGTGCATCCATACCTTTAATGGAAGAGAATAAAGTCTTCAGAGAAGCAGCCGAAAAGTTAGCAGAGAAGTATCTACCTACAGAAGATATGTTGGATTACCCAAAGTATAAAGATAAGTTGACAGCAGAAGACGATGGTGGTAATGTAATTCATGTGGACTTTAAAAAGGAAACACCATAGTGGGAATGTATAATGAATCAATAAGAAAAAGGTATAGAGAGGTAGGTAATATTATGAGAAAACAAAAAGAAGATATGGTAAATAATCCACCACATTATAATAAGTCAGGAATAGAAACTATTGATGCAATCAAAGCTATGACAGATGATGGTTATGAATATTATTTACAAGGAAACATTATGAAATACTTGTGGAGATACAGATACAAGAATGGTGTAGAGGATTTAAAGAAAGCACAATGGTATCTCAATGAGTTGATTGAAGAGCTAGATAAAGAAGATGAGAGTTAAAATAATGATGACTCTGCACATAGATGCAGAAGAGTATCCTATTCCTGCAGATGGCAGGGTAGATGATGAGATGGAAGAATATATCCATGAGACTTTTCACGAAATAGAAGGAGTGAAAGTTAAAAACATAAAGGTAGTAACAGAGGAGACATGAATGCAAAACTATTTACCAACTGATTATCAGAATTTTATTGCTCTTTCTAGGTATGCAAGATGGAAAGACGATGAGCAAAGAAGAGAGAATTGGAGTGAGACTGTAGACAGATACTTTGACTATATGTCAAACCACTTAAATAAGAAACATGGTTACGTACTAACCAAAGCTCTTAGAGAAAAACTTACAGATAATATAATGTCATTGGGTATCATGCCTAGTATGAGAGCATTAATGACTGCAGGTGTAGCATTAGATAGATGTCACGTTGCAGGATACAACTGTAGCTATATACCTGTGGATAGTCCACGTTCATTTGATGAGTGTATGTATATACTTATGTGTGGTACAGGTGTAGGGTTCTCTGTTGAAAGAGAGAATGTAGATAAGTTACCTGTAGTTAATGAACACTTTGAAGACAGCACTACTGTGATTACAGTAGCAGATAGTAGACCCGGATGGGCAAGAGCATTACGTGAAATGATTGCTATGTTGTACGTAGGACAAATACCTAAGTGGGATACATCACAGGTAAGACCTGCAGGTGCAAGGCTAAAAACGTTTGGTGGTAGAGCATCAGGTCCTGCTCCACTAGAAGAACTATTTGACTTCTGTATCGAGAAGTTTAAAGGTGCTAGAGGTAGAAGACTTTATCCTATTGAGTGTCATGATATCATGTGTAAGATAGGAGAAGTTGTAGTCGTAGGTGGTGTTAGACGCTCTGCTCTCATATCATTATCTAATCTTGGTGATGACCAAATGAGACACGCTAAAGCAGGTTCATGGTGGGAGAATGAAGGACAGAGAGCACTAGCTAATAACTCTGTTGCCTATAAAGGTAAACCTGACATGGGTACATTCATGAGAGAGTGGACTGCCTTATACGAATCTAAGTCAGGAGAACGTGGTATCTTCAATCGTAAAGCAGCAGTAAATAAAGTTAAAGAGAATGGTAGAAGAAAAGAGGATTATCTATTTGGATGTAATCCTTGTAGCGAGATTATTCTTAGACCCTATCAGTTCTGTAACTTAACTGAAGTTGTTGCACGTGAAACAGATGACTTAAACTCTTTGAAAGATAAAACTAGATTAGCTACTATACTTGGCACGTTTCAATCTACACTTACTGAGTTTAAATACTTACGTAAAGTTTGGAAAGATAATACTGAAGAAGAAAGATTATTAGGTGTATCTCTAACAGGCATATTAGATTGTCCTTTGCTATCTCCTAATAATCCACAGTTAGAGGATACTCTTGAGCAGTTACGAGCAGTTGCAGTAGAAACTAATCTACAAATATCTAAGGTATTAGACATACCTCAATCAACTGCAATAACTTGTATTAAACCATCAGGAACTGTTTCACAGTTAGTAGACAGTGCTAGTGGTATTCATGCTAGACATAATCCTTTCTACATTAGAACTGTACGTGGGGATAATAAAGACCCTATCACACAGTTTATGAAAGAGTCATTGATACCTAATGAGCCTGATGTTATGAAGCCTGATAGCACCACAGTGTTTAGCTTTCCTATGAAAGCACCAACAGGTGCAATAACTAGAACTGAGATGACTGCAGTTGAGCAGTTAAATTATTGGCTAACGTTTCAAAGACATTGGTGCGAACACAAACCATCTGTGACAGTTTCTGTTAAAGAGAATGAATGGATGGAAGTAGGAGCATGGGTGTATGAAAACTTTGATGAAGTATCAGGCATTTCCTTCTTACCTTTTAGTGAGCATACTTACAAACAAGCTCCTTATCAAGATATTGATGAGAAAGAATATAAGAAACTCATGGAAGATATGCCAAAGGCTATAGATTGGAGTAAGCTCCAAGAATTTGAAAAGGAAGATACGACAAGTGGAAGTAAAGAACTTGCCTGTACTGCAGGAGTATGCGAAATCGTTGACATCGAGGCTAGTTAGTGCTATAGTCTTAATTCCTATCCTTGCATACCTGTTTACCTTAGTGTTTGCAGGTATCGTGGGTAGTAAAGCACTGAAGGGCAGTATGATAGAAGAATATTTTTATTGCATTGCCCTTTTAATTTTAACACTAATAGTAAAGGAGATTACATATGCTATCACCATCTACAGAAGACAGAAAAAAGTTTGACATTGATTTAGAATATGGTCAGGTCAGAGAAGAACTCGTAGCTAATATGCTACAAAATAAAAAGATAGAAGTAAAAAGTGAAAGAGACAAGTGGCAAAAGACAGGCAACATAGCTATTGAATATGAATCCTATGGTAAGCCTAGTGGCATTAATGCTACAGAAGCAGACTATTGGTTTCATAACCTATGTATAGGAGATGATGTATTCTGTACACTTGTATTTAGTGTGGACAATCTGAAGAAACTTATAGATAAGTTAGACTACAAGCGTAGTGTATCAGGTGGAGACCATAATGCGTCACGAATGTATCTATTAAAATTAGATAAGTTATTTTCGTCAGACGTAATTAAAACATTTAAAGGGGAGTAATATGAGAGAGATGTTATTAGCAGCGTTAAAGTCCTACTATGTAGGCAACATTAATAAGCACATAGCAAACGTAGAAGTTTATTTAAGAACCTCTGTAGGTATTGGAGAACATTCAGACATACAAGAGTCTATAGATAAAGAGCTAGAAAAGATTGCTATGTATGATGATAAACTAACTATTGTATTTAAATATTTTGAAAGGAGAAAGGAAGATGAAAAAAAAGAAACGAAATCCAAATCTAAGTAAGTATGATGCACCCCTACGTATTCAGTTTGAACGTGGGGTCAATGCCTTCAAAGGCAATCAATATATAAGAAATGTTAAAGGTCATAAAGTTATAGCGACAGTAAGTCCTTATAACTCTAATACCATGCAACATAGAGAATGGCAGAGAGGATACAACTTTGCCTTCTTTAAACAGTTAGAGAAAGTAAAACGTAATGAAGCTAGAAGAAGAAGCCAAGAAGTTCATGCAGTCTAGAAACACTAGTATGATTACTGCAGATGAGTACCAAGAGAAAGCAAAGGAAACTGCTATCTATCCTAAGAAAGATGCCATGCCTTACTTATCTCTTGGTCTTGTCAGTGAAGCAGGAGAAGTTGCAGGTAAAGTAAAGAAACTTATTCGTGATGGAACACAATCAGACGTAGCGTCAGAGATAGGGGATGTCTTGTGGTATTGTGCCATGTTGGCATCTGAAGTGGATGTTAGTCTTGGTAAAATAATGGAAAATAATTTGGAGAAACTTAATGACAGAAAACAAAGAGGAAAACTACAAGGGTCAGGAGATACTCGTTAACAAAGTCACACCTGTTCATGACTTATCATGGTATTTAAAATGGTCAGGTTCACTTTTAATTATGTCAGGGATTGTATGTAGGGCAGCAGGTGTGTTGCCCTTCTATGATTTAGTAGCTTCCTGTGTAGGCACAGGACTGTTAGCAGGGATGGCTTATATATGGCATGATAGAGCTTTGCTTATGGTAAATGGGGTAGCCTGTGCAGCGTTAGCTATGGGAATCATGAGACATTTATTTGTTTAAACTAGCACAGATATTTTGGTACACTCTGCATATAGTTACGTGTTTATTTATTATTGTAGGTAATGGTAGGTTGTTAGGGTTGTGGTAATTATAATGCACTAGAGGACAATGCATTACCCATAATTTTACCCATCAAAAAATGATTTCTGTCAGGCTCTGCTTCTTGCATTTCCATTACTGACATTCCATACTTTTCTATATAATATTCGTCTGCCATCTTTCTTTTATCAGAACCTAACCTACTCCATTGTGCTCTATCAAAAGCAGTAAATGCTTTTCCTTCTAACTTAGATTTACTTTGAGCCTCTGCTTTTCCTAGTTCTTTAGATATATTTCTATATATTCTTAAATAGTTTTGCAACATGGCTTTCTTCTTAACGTCTGATAGCTTTTTATATTTATCGGACTCTACTATCTTTCTAACTTCTTTATCTACATACTTACCCATATACTTTTTAACAAAAGCGTCTGCAGACTTATCTCCTGTTGAAGGCACTACATTAAAAGTTTCTAATCCAAACTTAACTAGTTCTTTTTCTACAGGAGTTCTTTGCATTTCTTTTCTAATACCTGTTAGTTGAGTTCCCAAAGGACTCTGTCTATATATTTTACCTTCTCTAGTGGCACTCTCTAATTCAGGATAATACTCTTTAACAAAAGGTAAGTTACGCATGATTGAATTTTCAAAAGCACTTAGTCCTCTTTCTTTAGCACCTGAACCATCAATTTGATTAAAGTCTCTTATCACTGCTTCCTCTTCATCAAAAGCAGCCACCACATCTCTTACTATTCTACCCGGAGTTATAGCACCACCAACAAGTTCACCGACATAACCACCTACGTACTCTGCTAATTTCTCGCCTGTTATATCTGTAAGTCCTGTAGGACTTCTAAGATTTTTATAGAATGATTCTATCATATAAGAACTAGCACCTGTTCTAAATTGAGAGCCTGTTATACCCTCTACTAAATCTTTAGTATCTATTTTATCTAGCTCGTTGTTATCCCATTTAACAATAAAGTCTGCCACAATTAAGTATGGAGCTAATGGAAAGAAAGGTCTCATGTCTGCAGTTCTGCCATCTTCAGTTTTAGATTCATACCATTTAACATCTTGGTTATTAGACCTGTGGTATATTGCAGATTGCAGGGCAGCATAACCTACCATACCTTTAGCTAGTTGCTCTCTAGCTTTATTAAACTGTCTTTCGCCTGCCTTAAAATCACCTTTTAAATACTTACCTAGACCACCTACACTATTTAATGTAGCACCAACAAAACTTACAGGACTATATTGGAACTGAAACTGCATTGCGTTCATCATGAACCTTGCAAAAGGAAAAGCACCTGTACCTGCAGGAACACCTATAAGTCCGGGCAAAGGTCCTAACGCTTCATTAAACTTAATAAAGTTATAAGCAATACCATCACCTACATATTTCTTAGAGTTTTGTTTAGGCATACGAGAGAATGTAAAAGATAAGGCATCTTCTACTGAATCACCCACTAACTTAGTAGGCAACACTGTGCCTTGTCTATGTACATCTGCTAAGTTAGTACCCATACGTCTTAATTTTTTATCTATTGAAGCAGTGAATACACCTCTTCTAAAGAAACCATCTTGCATGATGTTAAGATGGTTAAGTGCCATAGTAATTCTAGATAGACTCTCTGTTCCTGTTACCTCTCCTGTTGTTCTATTTAAAGTTCTCAGTAATTGAGGATTGTATTTTAATAAGGAGTCTGCTAATTCTTTAGAAGTATTGTTATCTAGAGTAAATGCGATTAGACCAAATGCATCTCTACCTATATCTCTTAAACCTCTTTGGAAGTTTCCTGCAGTTATATCTTCAACTGCTTTTCCTGTAGCTAAAGAGTTTACTGCTCTACCTGCGTGGTATAAACTTGATTCCATTAAATTATAAGCAGTTTCAAAACCTAATCGTGTTACACCTGTAGCCACGTTACGAACAGTAGTAGATAACTGAGTAACCATCAATGCTCTACGTTCTCTATCAAGTCTTTGCATGAAGGATACCAACTTACTTGTTTCAGTATCGCCCATGTTACCAAACTTTTCGTCAAATAACTTTTTAAGAACAGGGTCAGATTCTTTATAACCTTTAAACAGTTTACCTAACGGACTAGCAGCTTGTAGCAACTGACCTGCTTCACTAAAAGATGTATATGTAATTTCAGAGAACTGTTTCTGTGTTAATCCTGCTCTTGCAATAGCACCATCTAATACATCTAAGTCAATATCTTTAAACTCTTTGGTATTAAATCTTTTCAGTAGTTCACCAATAGCTTCAGATGCTTTACCATCTCCCTCTTGATATTTGAAAAGGAACTCATCATACTTTCCTGTGTTATCTTTTAGTAAGTCTTCCACAGTTTCAGTAGCTATCTTAGATACTCTTTTTATTACATCTACTTTTGCTTTTTTATCTAGTAAATCTAAGTTAGATAAATTTAAATCAGGGTCTAAACTATCTAGCACTCTTCTGCCATCTGTAGGGTCAAAAGAAATATCATCTGCATTCATTGTCAACTGTCTGCCTACATTTTTATCAGGATTAGGATTACCACCAAATGCTTTGGCAGCCAATCTATCATTCCTACCTTCTTTAATTAATTTTTTTCTAGCATCATTTATAGCACTCTTGCCTAAACTTTTATATCCTATACCACCGATAGTTCCAACTATCGTTGAGCTTATCCCTGCAGCTATAAGTATGTCACTAACTGTAGCATCTTCTTTGAAATCTCCTTCTTCATCAAGCATCTTAGCTTCTTTTTCTACTTGGGCAAGAGCATACTCATCATACGCACCTCTTAGTCCTTCTACTCCTGCTTCTACTAACAACGGAGTTTTAACAGCTTGAAATCCTATCTTTCCTGACTGAGCTATTGCTCCTCTTTTACCTGTTTCTAGTATAGCTTTTTTAGCAAGTTGAGTTGCTGCAGTTGTAGCAATCTTAGCAGTACCTAAACCTATTAAACTAATAGGGTCAGTTATAACTGCTTTAGCATAATCTAATAAACCATCAACAGTTCCTGTACCACCTTCTTCGTAAAAGCTAGGTAGCCTTTGTATATCTCTATACAATGCACCAAACTCTGCTTTATCTTCTTCCGATGAACTACGAATCCAATCCACCTGACCCATTAAGTCTAATGTGTTTGCATTTATTTGTCTGTAGTGTGTGATAAATCTTTTTACGTAGTCTTTGTTACTTTCACCTTCCATTTGCAAACCTGATTCACCAAATCTTTTCTTACCATAAGAACGTAAAGTTGATAGAAAGTTATCATCTTTAGCAAACTCGTCTAAAGTTTTAACTTTCTTTTCATATGTTTCATCTGCGTATGTGGGGTCTAGCTTGAAGGAATCTTCAGCTTTAGGTTTGTCTTCGTCTTCTGAGAAGTAATCTATCTGCTTTGTCTCTACAGGTAAATCTTCTTCTTCTTTAGGTTTATCCTCATCTTCTGCAAAGTAATCTACAACAGGAGTATCAGGTGTTTCTATGACTTCGTTATCAACACCTTTCTTTTCTTCTTCATCCTCTGCGAAGTAGTCTACAGTGCTTTTTAAAGCCATTTATCTACTACCTTTTCTAGCTCGTGCTCTCTTTTGTGATGCAGATAAAGGGTCTCCTTCTTTTGTTGTATCTCCAAATCTTTCTTTTCTTAGCTTTGCAAGTCTTTTCTTCTCTGCATCTTCAGCCTCTTTTTCTTGAGTGTACTTACTCCAAACTATTTTAGCTAAATTATCCATTCTCTCTTCATAAGCATCTTGACTTTCATCGGCTTTCTTTGGATAGGTTTGCATCAACATATCAGAGAGTTGCATAGCATTGTTAATTTTACCTGATAAATCTAATAAGTTTCTAGCTACAGTTTCATTTACTTCAGGGTTATCAGAAATTAACTTCTTTACTTTCTCTTTTTTAGTGATTTTCTTTGGTTCGTCTGTAATTGTTTTTTCTTCTTTCTTACCAAACTTTTCCACTAGTATCTCTTCAACTAAATCTTGTGCATTGTTAGTCGCTATCCAATTAGAAGAACCTTCTGATTTAATATTGCCTTCACTGTCTAGTAAACCTTTAACATAATTTTTCTTAGCTTCTCTAACTTTACTATTAAAGTAATCAGATGCTTCTTTATCTGTTAGAAGACCATCAGGTCCTGTTACTTTTAGTACACCACCTGATGTGCTATAACCTAATTCTGTTTTTAAATTAGAGACTATACTATTAAAGCCTGTATTAATTTTAGAGAAGGTTAGGTCTTTGTCTGTGCTATCGTCTTTAGAACCTGCAGCTATATTCGCTGCTTGAACTGTTGCAGATTGCTCATTTACTTTTGCTAAGATTGATATGACAGTATCTTTCTTTTCATTAAGAGCATCTAACTTATCTTTATAATCAGGTGCAGTCTTATCTAACTCACTTATTTGTGTGGCTATAACTCCTAGTTGTGATTCTAAATCTTTAGGAGCTTTCATTAGTCTGTCATATCTAATAGAACCCTTGCCAAATTCTTTTTGTATATCTTCTTTACTTGCATCATCTGAAGGTAATAAACCTGCCTGTACATACTGTAACTTAGCCTGTTCATAAGACCTTTTAGGGTCTATACCAAACAACTGCATACCCTTAGTTGTTACACCTGTAGAAATCTCAGGAGTAGATATACTTCTTAACTTAGCCAACCCTTTTGCTGCATCTTGTACAGTTTCAAAACCTTGCTCTTCATTTGCGTGAGTATAATCATAGGCTTCTTTCATACTGCCACCAAGTTTTTTGTGTGTAGATAATTCTTTATACATAGTGTTATAGTGGTCATCTCCACCTGCAACTATGGCTCTAGCTTTATTAAATCTAAATGGGTCATCTGCATCAAACAACTGTGCAATAGAATTAATTTGTTTCTCTACTTTCTCTTTATCATTCTGAAACTTTTTTCTATTTTCCACAGCTTCTGCAACTTGTCTATCAAGTATAGTTCTAGTACGTAGCTTTATTTCTTTTTCTTGCTCGTCAATATCCTCTACTATCTGACTAGCAGCACCACCTAAAAATGCACCAAAATTAAATCCCATTATGCTCTCCTCGCCATAAGACCCATAGGCTCTTCTTCAACATCTTCCTCAACCTGTTCTTCTTCAGGCATATCTTGAACTTCAACACTTTTAATTTTATTCAAAGCAGAATCTAATACTGCGTCTGATGGTCTATCTGTTTCTTCAGGCTCGTCACCAATAACATATTTAGTATCTGTTTTTTCTGCTAGTGTTCTTAAAATCTCCATGATTATAGGAACTATTAACACTCCTACATCTATAGAATGCACACCTTGTAGCACTGCACCAAGTTGCATAGAGTTAGCTATTGTAGATATAGGTACACCTGATTCTATTATAGCTAACAATTCTTGAACTAAGTCAGGATTGTTGAATCTTTCTAAGTACCAATCCATAGATTCCTCTACAGTATTAAACTGTGGTGGGTTCTGCCAAGGTCTAGCTCTTACTTCATGTGTGAGAGACTGACCCGGAATAGGTCTACTTAATGATACTTGGTCTACATCACGCATCTTTATATTCCTTAATATCTTGTATGTATCTTGCAACACGCATACCTACATCTGTGTTAGGCTTATATTTTCTAGCCTTAGTAGATGACATGGTTTTAGAAAGTAAACCCCCTTTTGGTTGTTCTATAGGTTTTACTTCCATCTCTCTTAGTTTTTTGTATAATTTTATGCTTGGGTTTGTTTCCATTAAAATAATCCTCCACCACCAAATAAGCTACCTGTAACAAATTTACCAATCAAGCTACCAAAAGCAGCAGATGAGTTATAATCATTTTTTAGGTTTTGTATATTTGTAGCACTATCTGCCTGTAGTTGAGCTTTTGCAAGCTCAATAACACGACTTCTTTCATTCTCTGCAGAAGTCCATGCCCATTCCATAGTGTCACCATAATATTGCCATAAGTTATTATAAGCAGTATTAGATATTCCTAATAGATTCTGAGCATTTAATTCATTAGTTCTATTGATAGCTGCAGTATCTGCAGTGGCTATCTGTCTTCTCCAATTAGCGTTTGACTGTGCAATAACTAATTGATTCTGTGCATTGAATTGGTCACGTTGATTATTAATCTCTGCATTAAATCTTTCTATTGTATTAGCCTGTCCTGCATTAAACTGTGCCTGTGCATTCATCTGTGTAGCATTAAATTGATTAGTAGTATTTGCTAAGTTAGCAAAGAATTGGTCAGTCTGATTCTGAGAGGTTGCATTGAACTGAGCAGCAGCATTCTTGGCAGCTTGGTCTGTAAATAAAGATTGTACTTGTTGTTGTGCTACGAACATATCTGCTTGTTGTGTGTTAGATAAATTAGCCATGTCCATTTGCAAGAATGAATTTGCATTTTGAACTGCAGCCTGTTGTCTATTACTTAAATTAGCAGCATCCATATTAGCAAGTGCAGATGCTTCTGCCATTACCAATGCTTGTTTATTAGATAAGTTCTGCAGATTCATAGTCTGAGCAGCACGAGAGTTTTCTAATGCTATCTGTTGTTCTGCAGTAAAATTTCTATTAGCTACGTCTGCTATCTTTGAAGCATTCAAAACCTTTGCCTGAAAGTCTTGGTCAAACTCTTGACCTATAAACTTAGCTCTTTGCTCTGCAGCTAACATAGCTCTTTGTTGTCTGTTAGATAAATTCTGAGCTTCAAACTTGGCAAAGGTAGAAGCATCTACCTGTGCTATAGGTAATGCAGATTCCATTGCAGCTTGAACAAGTGCCTGTCCTGCCATACTAGAAGCACCTACACCTCTTTGTTGCATCATGGCTTGGACACCTCTAATTGCTCCTGCTGCCCACGCAGGTGGGTTAGTGGCATCAAAGTTTTCTGTTAGGTCTGCTAACTGTCCTTTTACAGTAGCCTTCTCACTAGGAGTTGCAGTCGCAGCATCTACCTGTTCTGCAAACTGAGCAGCCTTTACTGCATTAGCAGAACCTGAGATTAGTTCACCTTCTTGTATCTCCCTTTGCATAGGGTTTTCCATTACATTAGATACACCTTGAGCAGCTTGTAATTCGCTTACAGATGTTTCATCTTGTTGAGCAGCTACAACTTTACTGTCTTCTGATAGTTGTCCTTGAGCACCTTCAACATTCTTTAATGCTTCTTTTACATTAGGAGTTACTTCACTAGCAGTCATTACGTTTGCTGCAGTTTTAGTTTGTTGGTCTGCAGTTGTAGTGGTCGCTTGTACTGTAGGTAGAGCTACTGTTCCAGTAACACCACCAGTTCCTGTGGCTATATCTTGCTCTGCAGTCGGTGTTATACCAACAGCCTCTACTGCTGTACCTGCAGGTAATCTAGGGTCTAAAGCCTGTTGAGCAGTTATATCACCTATGTTTGGGTCTACTTCCTGTGTAATCGGTTGACCATAATTAGGATTAGGAGTAGTACCATCCTCTAAAAATTCATTTTGGTCTATAACAGGTTGTCCATAATTAGGATTAGCAGTGCCATCATCTAGTGTTGGGTTTTGGTCTATAACAGGTACTGTCTTTTTAGCAAATACAGGTGCAGGTTGCTCCTTAGTAGGAAGTGTCTCAAAACTTTTAGTTGTAGTTGGCTCTTCAGGTGCAGGTGGTTCTGGTGTTGGTGGAAAAGGTGGTTGAATAATAGGTGGCATTGGAGTAGGAATCGTTATGTCACCAAATCCGGGTGGTAATTCTGTTTGTGCATCAGGGTTAGGAATAGTTGTAGTAGGCACAGTTGTAGTTGTCGTGCCTGTAGTGCCACCTGCTTGAAAAGACATTCTAGGTGGTGCTATATAACCACCAACACCCTCTGTCTGTTGTAGTTGTTGAAACCTACCCATAGGCATACCACCTTCTGCCATACCCATTCTTCTCTGTTGAGCAAACATTTGTTGCTTTTGAAATGCATCTTCTAACTGAGTATATCTATCTGCAACATCTTGATTTTGCATTAAGTATTTAGGAAAATCTTTTACATCTCCTGTAAAACCTAAAGAGTTAGCAATAGCCTTTTGACCTTCAGGTGGTAATTGTTGTAATGTTGCCACTATTTAGCTCCTATTAATATCTTATCTAGTTTATCTTCTAATCTTTTGATTGCATCCATAAGGTCATGCATATCATCTTTAACATCATCTTTACGTGCATACTCTTCACGTGTCTTGTTTAATAATATCTGTAGACGCTTTACTTCTTGGAACATCTTGTTGAACGCCCACCCTGCAGGTACAACGACCATTGTTAAGATTACATTCCAAAATAACATTGCGTCTATTTCCATTAT